TTTTTTTATTGAGCCAGGGCATGCCCTGGCTTTACACGTTAATGATAGTGGTGGCTTGTATATCAGGCGGGGGCATTGGTATTTTTTGCGGCGGGAACACGGGGCGTTGGTATATCATACACTGGAAGTCCTGCTGAGTGATAGCCCATCCGGTTTCGGTCATAGCGAATTGCAAGGCTGTTCGCGTGAGGGTATTGGTGAAGCGTGTTAATACACCTGGCGCAGCGCCCTCGGGCTGCACGATCGCTTCAACGGGTTTCAGGTGCAGTCGGTGGTAGATGAGTTGTGCTATTTGCTCGTGCCCGGCCACCAGGGCATTGCTTATTGATCCGTCTTTGGCTTTGTGAATTTTGCTCACCAGGTGCACGCGCACGGTAAGCTCGGCTTGCTGGTACTGTTCGCGTAGTTGCTGGCATTGTAGTGTTTCGGGGAACTCGACAAACACGGCGGGCTCGGTGTGTATTATGCCGTTAATGTCCTGGTTGTTGTACCAGGTAATGAGTTTGATTTGCGTTTCCACTTCGAGCTGGTCGTGGATGAATTGGAAGATTGGTGTTAGTTTCATAATTATTATGTTTTTATTAAGGTATTACTATGAGCCGTTGCGTGCAACGGCTTTACGATTATGGTGATAATATTTTTTTGATGTCGCGATTTATTTCGAGTTTTAATCTGGCATTGAGTTTGGTGCTGTGGCCAATAAACTGTCGTTTTGGCAGTGTAGCGGATTTTCGTCCGAAAACGCTGATTCGTCCGCCGGTGTTGTGCACGTTGGCATAGGGCAGGTTGCTGCTGATGGTTACTTTGGCTGTGCCTACGGTGTATTGCAGGCTGTTCATCAGGTCGCCTGTACGTCCGCTCAGTGTGCGGCGTTTGGTTGCGGCGGGCGAGTAGTTGGTAACGGGGTTGGCTTTTCGTGCTTTGTACTTGCCTTTGGCCTTCCATCGTTTAGGGTGTCCATCGGGGGTGCGTGTGCGTGCGCCGTACTCGAATCCATACCAAACACTTCCGGTATTGGTGCGTTTTGCGGGCTTCCACTTTTCGAGGTTGCTATCGGTGAAGCCGCCATCGAGGAACGACTGTTTGAAGTGTTTGCGCGCCTCAATACCCATCATGCGCGGGGCATCGCGCTGTATGTAGCGTGCAATGGCGGCAGATTGCTGTTTGAGGTGCCTGGTGAATTGTTCCGGAGTCAGGTTCATTGTTTGTTGTTAAAAAAATAAATTTTACCGGTTTTGTTGCAATTGATGTTTTTTGATGTATCTTTGCAGCCTGAACCTGTTTGAATAAACCCCCGGACTATATATTCGGGGGGCGATGTTCAAACAGGTTATGTTGAGTAATTTTGCTGGCCAAAAATGTAATCGAGCTATGAAAGAACTGACTGATGAGCAATTGAAAAAAGCATCCATCCTTGATCTGACAGATGATCTTGATCTGATGCGTAAAGCGTTGGATAATGAGTTATTTGACCCAGAACTGGTGAAAGATTGGGGTGATGATGGTAAAAGATTATCACTGTATGAGTATGGCCTGTTTATTAACGATAAAAAATTCCTCGATAGATTGGATGTTTTGTTTGAAAAAGAGATTTCTGCCTTTTTCAATGAATAGTTTGCTATTTTGTAACAAATTCCTGAACCCATTCTTTAAACCTCCCTTCATCTTTATTGGTGTTAATACATTCATTTACTATCTGTTTCGCTTTTAATTTCCCTAATTTCACTTTTGAATTGTTGCGTAAAGCATTATCAAGACCTTCTTTTTGGTACTTGTAATTATGGTCAAAAAGCTGAGTTGAAATGTCACTGGTAACCTTATTAATGTTGCATCCACAAACATCTAACGCTGTTTGATAATTTCTTACCATTCTATCGTATCCGGTACTTAATCTGATATTGGTAAGTTCGGTGTTTTGAAGATTGCCACCGAGTTCTTTCATAAAATCAGGCAGCGTATTCCGGCTAACTAATTCATTAGCTAATTCCATTGCTCTTCTTTGTGGCCCATCTTTAGCACCTCTATCCAGACTTACACCCCCAATCTTATTTCGGTTATGATTTATCTCGTGCCACAGGGTTGATAAGGCGTCCTCTTGTACAAATGTAGTGGGAATTCGATTTTTGATATTTTTAAGCCCTTCAATAACATTATCAATAAGATCCTTTCTTAGCCAGATACGTCCATTCATATCGGTATGCCCGTTGTATTTCGGATTATCTTCAATAAGTACTTCCTTAAATCCCCTTTCAAAATATTTCTTAGGCGATAATTGGTCGAGGTTTTTCATTACCTTGTTTAGCTCATAAGGCTGAATTGATAACTGTTGTATTTCTTTAAGTAGGTCGTATCTCTTTCTGAGGGAGTTGCTCTCTATGAATTTTTTAATCATGGGGTGCTTATCGGTGAATATTTCACCGGATTTGCCGGGGTTGTTTCGCATGGTAGCGGGCGGCAGTGTTATGTCGTCGGGGGGCTGCTTTGCCAGGCTCTCAGGGTTTGGGTTTCGTACTTGTTCTACCGAGCACCGGCACCCCCAGTCGGCGGGTGGCATCCATGTGTCCCAGAAGGGGTCGTCGATGGGTTTCACGATACCGTACAGCCTCATGTGTTCGCCGCGCGGTTCGGCGGCTGTGCTGGGCATGTAGCGCAGGTATGGGTAGATGTCTTTGTCCTGCTCGTACTTTTGGTAGTTTTTGGCGGCTCTGGCGCTTCTAACTGTGTGCTCGTATTCGGTACGCATCCAGTTGACGTTGTATCTGGCGTTGATGGCGTTTCGGCTCTGCTCAACGTCCGCGTTTCGGCTCTGCTCAACGTCCTTGCGCAGGTGTGTGGTTTGCCATGCTGATTTGTATCCGGCAAACATGGTTACATTGTCTTTTAATTTTTGAACAAAAAGATAATTTTTGTTGTCGGGCTCGGGCTGACCCCATACCTTTTCGATTGCATGGTTGAGTTGCGACCGCGTGTAGTTGAACAGCTCAGGATGTACGATCATCTCCTTATCGGCTGCGATTTCGGCGGCTATCTGGCTGATACGGGCGTCGAGGCCGGGTGCCATTTTATCGCTAAGTTCAACATTTCGGCTCACTTCGACTCCGCTCAGTGAACGGCTGCCGTGTATCGGGCAGCCGGATTGGTTGGCGTAGTAGAGGTTGATCGCCGTTTCGACTACGCTCAACGTCCGCGTTTCGACTACGCTCAACGTTCGTGCCCCGATCGTGTCGGGGCTTAGGCGAAAAAATCGTTCAGGGCGAGCTGGAGGTTTTGCTTTATGGAGTTTTGTAAGTTGTTCCCTTCGGCTCCGCTCAGGGCAAGTGTTGTTCGTTGTTTGTTGTTCGTTGTTTGTTGTTCAACGTCTTCGTCTTCGTTGTCGGTTTTGGGTTTGGGCAGCAGGTCGGCGTATTGGATTCGGCAGTCTTGCATGGGGTATCCCCAGTGGGTGAGGAAAGGGAGCAGTTGTTTGTTGATGATGTGCTGTGTGCGGCGCAGGCGTGAGCGGGTGTAGTCGTTGAGGATGCGTTCGTGCACTTCGGCGCTACCCACGAAAGCTTTTTCATCGCTTGTGCCGGTTTGCCCGTTGATGATTTTACTGATCTGCTGGTCGCAGAGGCTGATGTGCTGTTCGTATATCTGGTGGAAGTCGCTGCTGTGTGGCGAAACGATTTCGGCATCGTCTTCGCGGTTCAGGATCACGTATCCGTTACTGGCGAAGTTGGATGCCATGTGTTCCATGCGGTCAATTTCTTTATCGTCCTGGCTTTCGGTGAGTATCTTGAGTAGCGGCATACCGTACTTTTCGCTTGCCTGGCTCCAGTCGGTGCGGGCATAGTTTTTAATGATCACTTCGCGTGCGACAATTTCGAGCAGACCGAGGTTGAAGTAGTCGCCAATTTCGATCAGTGCGAGCCTGGTGGCGGCTTTGCGATAATCAACGCCTTTTATGTCGTGATACTCTGGCACCACGATGCCGAACTCCTGCCTTACGTTGAGGCGCGGGATTAGGTTTACTTCATCGAATTGGCCTTCGTGGTTAAGCTGGCCAAACTCTATGAGGCTGTGCCCCCAGAACTCGGCTTCGACAACGAGTTCGACAAAGTCGTCGAACCATTCGGTCTGCAGCAACTCGGTAGCCTGCTGATCGGGTTTGCCATTGCGCAGTATCTGGTAGTCGCATTGGAGGATATTAAAGAGGGCAGTACGCATCTGGCTTGCGAGGTGAGCGTCTTTAATCACCTGGTCGTAGATTCGGTAGAGCATTTCGCGGTTGTACACATCCACCAGTCGCGCGTGGTCAATAGCCGATTTGAGGTTGTCGAGGTTCAGTTCAACGCGGTATTGGTAGTTGCGTTTGAGGGTGCTGCTGATGCGCCTGGTTTTCGTTACCGGACTCTGTTCGGGGTCAGGTTTTTGTTTTTTGAAAAGATTTAGTATGTTCATTGTTTGTTGTTTATTGCTACTACAGCATATTATGTTGACGTGGTGTGTTGGATTTCATACGGAAAACTCTTTTCGATGTTCCGGATGCAGTATTGACAGGCGTGAGCGATGTTGGCATTTTGCCGCGACCGATCTGTCGCAGCGTTTCGATTGCGTCGTCGTAGTCTTTGATGATGCGATCGGGCACTTCGCTGTCGGGTATTGCCCTGTACAGCTGGTAAGCTGCAATAGCGAGCAGCCATAGTTTTAGCGGTGCGTGACGGTTAGAGCCGGTTTGTTCGAGTTCGCTATCGATGTCGTACATACCGGCAATCATATCGGTAACTATGCCTATTGCAGTAGCTTCGGCTGCATCGAGCAGATCAGAGTCTTCGCTGGTGATCTGTTCGATAATGTTTTCGCTCAGGTGCGTGTTGAAGTCATTTTCGGTTAGGAATATCATAATTGTCTTGATTTGTTACGTGTCATTTTCCCCATTCGTTGTTGGTTGCTTTGTCGGCGCAGATGTTTCGACAGGTATTCGATAGCCTGCTGGTCGGCGTCGGGAGCGTCGTCGTGGGTTTTGTAATTGGGTTCGATGCCGTAGAGCTGCTGCAGCCCGATAATGGTGTCGGTGTGTGCTTTACGGCTAATGTTGTACCATATCCTGCGGTTCTGGTAGTAGGGTTGCAGGGTGAGTATGCGGTCGTATTTTTTGGTTTTTGGGGTATCTACTTTGACGATGTTTAAATGGATATTAAAAGCCGTTTCAACGTCTTTGATAGTGCGTTCCACTTCGCCGTTCCAGAACTGCGATTCAAAGCGCCAGTGAATGGTTACCGATTGCGGCAGGCCGATCTGGTATTGCGCCATCCATTCGAGTGCTGCTCTCATTTTGCATTGCCTCACAAAGCCGTCGATATACCAGAAGTCTTTATCTTTCAGCCCCCAGATACGGATTGCGTTGAAGTCGCTGGTAGCAGTACCGGCATAAGCCACATCCCAATGCCCGGTAATTATTTTGAAGTGGTTGAGGTTTGGCGGCTTGTCCCATTGAATTTGATCCTGGGTAAATATTTTGCCGGTGATGTGCGGCTGGTTGTTAAACTCGGCTTTTGCTGCGAGCACGCCGATTTCCTTTTCGAGGTTGCGATAGTAACCCCCCTGCCCCCCTGAAGGGGTGGGGTATCCGTATTTTTCGGGCCATGCGGGCTGATATGTTACGGGGTCGTAAGCGTCCACCTGGTCGAGTTTCCAGTCGGGGTGCCTGAGGCGCAGTTGCTCCTGTATGGTACGCGGTGCGTAGTTGTTGTTTGGGTGCAGATAGCGGCGGCGGTTTCCGTCCATAGTGGGGAGCAGGTCTTGTTCGATCCACTCCACTACCTGATCCTGCCTTGCGGGGTTGCGCACAATGTCTTTGTCTTCGAGGTCGTCGCACACGATAAAGTCGGGTCGTTTGGCTTGCAGCCTCAGGCCGCGTGGCGACTGCCCCATACCGAGGGCTTTTGCAATGAAACCGCTTTTGGTTCGGAAGTATCCGTCTTCCCAGCTGCCGCGCATGAGTTGTTCGCCAAAGTCGTGTTGCAGGCGGGGGTTGGCTTCAAATTCGGCTTGCAGGTCGGAGAGCAGTATTTTGGCTTTGTCGAAGTTGTTGCCAACGATTACCATATAATTGATGTCGTTGTTGATCCATAGCCACAGAGGTATGACCACATCGCACCAGACTGATTTGGCCAGCCCGCGCCCCCACCTGACGATGATCTTGCAAGCCTGGTCGCGTTTGACCTGTTGTGCGAGCCTTACATGGAACTGAGCGCTTGGCGCCGTAGCGTAGTGGCTCAGGTAGTATTGCACAAAGAAAGCGACATCGGATCGGGCGCGGCTGATGCGTTGCTGCTGCTCTTCCTTGCTCTCGAAGGGGTTGGCGGCAGCTCCGGATTTGATGAGCTGCAGTTTCTTTTGATAGTTTTCGCTTGCGCGCTTGTCGGCTGCTTTCATTTTATCCGAGTTCGAGGGTTATTTGTTGCAGGTGTTGCTCCTGAAATTCGATGGTTTGCATAAAGAGCTTAGGGTCGTGTATCCTCATTTTCTCAAAAATCTTCTCCATCACATTAATATAGATTGAGAGGGTGATACGGTTTTCGCTTTCGATAGTAGTGAGCGCTTTATTCCATTTTGAGACGGCATCGTCAATTTTGCTGATTTGACCTCTAAGGTCGGCAATGAGCGACAGGTCGTTATTGTTTTCGGCTGCTTTCACTTTCCGGTTAAGCTCCAGGCGTTCATCGCTGAGGGTGGTGATGATCTCCTTAATATTATCCATGCGCCTTGCGGGCGAAGCTGTACGCGCCGAGCGTTCTTTTTCCCATCCGAACTTAATGACCCACTCGCCTACGGTTTTTTCGGCTACACCTACCAGGTGCGCTATCTCTTTGCGCGATTTGCCCTGCTCGACAAATAGTATGTGCGCTGTTTTTCTCTCTTTTTCCTTAGCCATTTTATTTGCACGAAAAATGCAAAAATTAGTCATAGGGTATGACTAATTAGTCATACAGTATGACACTTTTTTGGTGGATTAAAAAAAAACCGGGTTGTTTGTGCTTTGACTTTAACTCCGCACAGTCAGCAGGCAGAAGTGCCCTGAGCGAAGCCTAAAAATAAATAAACGGATTATGGGTAAGCACACCTTCAAGATAAGCGATGAGAGCCTGAACAGTTACGGGTTTTGGGTAAAGAGCGACGGTATTGATACCGTTAACTTCAGCCGCAATCCTGTTATGCTGTTTAATCACAACAAAGAGGCGATGCCGATAGGCACTTGGGAGAACCTGCGTGTTGAGAATGGGGAGCTGCTTGCCGATGCTGTGTTTGACATGGATGATACGCTTGGCAAAGAGGTAGCTCGCAAGGTTGAAAAGGGATTTATCCGCGGGGCTTCGATGGGCTTGCGGATAAGGCGCTTCAGCGATGACCGGTCGCTGATAAAGGAGGGGCAGCAACGTGCAACATTAGTTGAGAGCGAGCTTACGGAGGTGAGTGTAACGGCATTTCCGAGCAACCGCAATGCGCTGAAGCTGTACGACACCAGTGGCGAGGTGCAACTGAACGAGATGGACGAAATTACGATTCCAAAAATGAATATTAACCCAAAACAAAGCACAATGAAAGAAGTGATGAAAAAGCTCGGACTGAGCGAGGACGCATCGCAGGAGGCAGCAATGGCGGCTGTTGAGAAGTTGCAGGGGGATGTAACCCAACTGCGGCAGCATCTCAACACGGCGTTTGTGAAGCTTGGCGAGGCAACCGGCGCCATAACCGACGAGAACCGCGAGCGGATGATTCGCCTGGCCGAAAAGGACTACGACCTGGCATTGTCGTTCCTCACCCCACCCAATGCATCGGATGATAAAGCTGATAAAGCTACCCCGCCCGAGAGCACACTGCGCCTGAGCGACCTGATAAAGGAGCTGAGGGGAACGGCTAAAGCCGACACCGAGAAGGACTATGATTGGTACCAGAAAAACGATCCGGCAGGGCTGGAGCTGATGATGACCAACGAGCCGGAGAAGTTCCAAAAACTGTTTGACGCACACTTTAAAACCGCATAACGATGAGCGCAATCTTAGCAAGACAAGCCTTCGCAGCCGACATAACGCAGGCGTTATGGGCTGCCAACGAATTTTTGAACGCTGCCAAAGACGACAGCCAGTGGGTAGATCACGACAAGGTGAACCTGCCACACGCGGGCGCCATACCTACGGTAGTGAAGAACCGCAGCACCAAAGGTGAAGCCCAAAAGCGCACCGACGTGGCTACGCAATACGCTCTGCACGAGCTTTCGAGCGATCCCACGTGGATACAGTACAGCGAGGAGATGATTGTGAACTACAACAAGCGCCAGAGCGTGCTTGAGGAGCATAAGGGCGCACTGATTGACGCCGTGGCCGACAACGGCGCCCACGATTGGGCGGCAGGCGGCGACAGCGAGGGATCAACCAAGCCTACGATCATCCGCACCAGCGGCACTGCACGCCCGGTAGGGCTGGCACAGACAGGAGCGACAGCGCCCACTGGCAACCGCAAAGGCGTTGCTTTTAAAGACATCCTGGATGTGATCACGGTGCTTAACAAGCACAACCTGTCGCAGGCCGGAAGGAACGCCATGATAACCGCCGACATGCTTGCCGATCTGTTGCAGATAGAGGAGTTTGCCAACAGCGACTACATTGACCGCAAGCCTATACCTGATGCGCCGGTTAGCTTCCGTTGGCTGGGCATGACCTGGTATGTGCGCTCGAAGGTGAATGTGTTTACCAACGCCGCCACCCCGGTACTGAAGGCCGTTGGCGCTGACAGCGCCGCTAATGACAATGCCGCCGCACTTTTCTGGCACAAGGACATGGTACGCAAGGCAAAAGGCGGCGTGAAGGTGTTCCTTAACCTTGCCGATGCCGAGCTTTACGGCGACAAGATGAGCGCACTGGTTCGCTACGGATCAATAGGCGCCCGCAAGGATTGCAAGGGAATTGTAAACCTGGTGGAAGCAGGGGCAACGTAAAATGTATTATAACTGGCTTCGGCT